AGTATTCACCTGTTCCATCAAAGTCTTGCATCACATCGGTAGGTGCATTGCTCATAGCTTCCATTACGCAATAGAGTGCAGCATTGATAGCGCGAAGGTGTGTATGTACTAACTGACCTGATTGCTCGTTAGCTTCAATGATATCAAAATAGTTCGAGTACAGTTGCCATGCTTTGTCTTTTGCTTTCATTGTTTAGCTTATTGATTAATTCGATTACTTGCTCTTTGTTGTAGTAGTGCTGCATAGAATTGCGCACCTGGTCTTTAAGTTGTTCGGTGGTCATAATTCTTCTATGTTTATCATGTGATGACAATGTGGGCATTCAAGTTGTAATGTGTTGACAGGTCTAACCGCTGCCCAAATGTGAGTGCATATACCACAACCAACTAGTGATGTTGTCCACGCTTCAGTCATTGCTCACCTCCTTTCTTTCTTTGTGCATTCCAAAATCCTTCAACAAAATCACCAATGTCTTCTATATAAACAATGTATTTACCATCTACAGGCTCTTTGCTTCTCAGTGTAAATTGTTGACCACACCAACCATCTCTGTTGTACTCATCCCTGCAATCCATCGTTAATTCGTACTTCTGCATTAGCAATATCAAGTCACTATAGAAATCGTTTAATGTTATTCGGGTAGTCATTGCTCACCTCCTTTGTATGTTTCGATGTAGTATTGTTGCCCACAGTTTTCTTCATCAATCATTGGAGATTGATTATTATATCCATTATGCCAAGTTTCAATTATCTGCTCACGCTCCATTGCTTTGGCTTCAACAAATAGTTCATCAAACTTTTCAATGTGCAAGTCTTTGCTGCGCCATTCTTTAGTTTGCATCAAATGTAAAAGATGATAGTGCAACCATTCAACTGCTGTGTTTTTACTCATAGTCCTAAAGTATTAAGGTATTCACGCCACATTGGTACACGCTCCTGCAGCTTTGCGATAGCATCGGTATCAAACTCAACTACCTTTTCGTGTATGCGTTCAGCGATGGGTATATCGAATTCCCACTCATCACGCGGTGTTTCAAGGTTAGCATCCGGGTATTCGCGCATAAAGCGTGGCATATCATAAATCATATTACGTTCAATGCTCTGTGCCTTCTTTAAAAATACAGGATCACCTTGCGGATCTATCAGATTAAGTCTACGCGATAGTCGGTACTTCTCATCATTAATCATTTCAATTGGTGCGCTCACTAATACATAGCAGAATGTTGCACGTGGTGCGCCTGTTAGCCAACAATACGCCTGACCTTGCCAATAGTAATCTTTACTGATATCATTTTGCTTCGCATCCATAAAGGTGTGTATGTCCCAACTGCTTTTGATATCCGGTACGTTTACTACTAATCCTGTTTCATCATCTTTGATAAGCAAATCAGGTGTGCCTTTGATGTACTCATTGGTGAACATCTCTTCATTCTTGAATACGATTTCACCGCGATGCCTACGCCACATATCAATGGCATCATTCTCAACTGCTAATCCTTTTTCAATGTACTTGTTGGATATCTCTTTATAGCGGTTATACTTCTGCTGAATGTAGACTTCCAGTAGTGCGCTCTTAGTCGTTTCAGATAGACCTGATTTCGTACGTGCATCGGTCATTAGCTTACCAAGCTGCGATGCTCTAAATAGTGTGTTGTTCATGTGTGTGTTATTGATGTGGTAAAAATAGCAACCATCAAGTTATCCCTGACAGTTGCTATCATTTTTAACATTTATTCGATACCATACATGGCTTTCTTTTCCTGCAATTCCTGCCCAACTTCAGCTAATACTTCAGGACTGCAAGCCTTCATGATTTTACTTAGCTGCTGGATGTCTGTTGCCTGTTGGATTAATTCGCGTACATACGCTACATCCTGCTCATGACCTCTACCTAATGCACCTTTTAACTTGAAAGGCTTATACGTATCCTTATTGCGTCTGTTAAGGTCACGACCGAACACCTTACCAAATGATAGTGCAGCGTTTTTAAGACACTCTGCTTTGAGTTTAGGAAAGGCAAGGTCTAATGCATTGGACTTTTTGTTATCGGGGTTTAATGCCCATCTATTGCGGTCGCTGCCTGTGACGTTATCAGGTACTTTGTCTACCATTATGATCACTGAAGCTGCACCGGTCCTTCTTAATTCGTATCCGGATATTGGATGGATTACTACTAATTCCATTGATGCCTGTACTTCATTGGCAATTACTGCCCATTTGAAGTTTTCTGTTTTCCATTGACCGAAAAATAATTCATCTAAGGTCATTTCTACGTGGCTAACTACCAGCGTACGTGCTTTCTTATCCGGTGTGGATTCGATACCCAGTTCATCAGGCTCTGCATTTAGCATCTGCTGAAATTTCTGCAGTGCTTCTAAGTTGTCTTTGTGGAACATAGTGTATTGTGTTATTGATTAGTACTTAGCAAGGCAATCGTTTATCTCTTGGCAGTAGCTAAGGATTGCGAAAATAATAATAGCTGCGATAACGTAGCGGATGATAGTGCTTGTATTTTTCATAGTGATACCTCCTGCACATCGTAGCGCAATGGTGCTACATTAAACATTTGAATAGTGCTGATTGCATTCTGCAAAAGATTATTTGTAAATGCTTCAGTATTGTAAGTTAATACTGGTTCAACTGATTTACCTGTGCGTGTGTAGCCGGTTACTGTGTACTTTTTCATGTGATTATGTTTTAAGATTAAAAGAATATGCGTTACAGACGCATCCCTGTTTATCATCTATTTATTTAATGGATGATTTACATCAAACATAGTAGGATGAGTTGTCATTACATAGTTGATAGCAGCTATCAGCATTCGATTCGATTTGCTTCCGTGAGCAATTTCAAATTCTTCAGACTTAGCAAGCATGCGACGATACTGCTCTGGCGTTGTAGCATCGTAAATTAATTGGCGAGCAACACGTTGAACATCTTTACGATATTGCTCATTTGCTTCTTGCATTCCGAACATTTCTTTTTGGGTTACCATGACTTTGTGTTTTTATTGTTATTGATAGGCCAAAGATATTGTAATTATTTACACGCGCAAGAAATGAATTGTTAAAATTTGTTAAAATGCAGTAATGACAAGGGTTACATGGGGACAATTAATCCCTATGAAGGCACAAATATTTGAAGATTTGTGACACCTATGCCCAAGAATAGCTGCCGTAATTCGGGAAAAGTTCAAAGTACATCCGCATCATAATGGCATCCGCATAATCTGGTGACTTTCCATACATGCGTGCTATTTCATCTTTGCTGATCACGGCTAACTTTCCATCTGCTTCAGGTTGCCTTCTACGTATCATGTCCAGTTCTTGAATGATTACATCACGGAAGCGATCAACTTTGAACACGACTTTGTTCTGCTCAATCAATTCTGCAAGCTTGAAGTAGCATTCTGCTTTTTGGTTAGTATACCGGTCAGGCATTTTTGCTCTACCTCCATTTAAAAAACCACGGCACTTCAAAGTATCTACAACACCACCTCCAACACCATCTTCATCACATATCACATTGCTTAATTTGATGCTGTGCTTGTCACAAATTTGACGAATATTTGTTACAACAGTTGTTATAGGTTGCTTGCGTAGTTCATGTATTTCTATTAGGTGCAAGCCTTGCCACACACATATCACCGTTCTATCTTTTCCAAGTCGTGCAATATCTGCACTAACATACTTTTCCCCTTTTGTTTCTTCATCTCTGAAGCAGCGCACCAAATCATCATACTGATACAGGTTATCTACGCTTTCATCATATTCCCAGTCACCATACAACAGCCTTCGCCTATCTATTTCGGGCAACCTTTCAAGTGTTTCAATGTAGGTATCCGGTAAGTGTGGGTTATCGGTCGGCAGTGATGGGATGAATGCAAGGTGTGCAGGTAAGTTATCCATCTTGAATGGTGCATAAAACTCATTATACAGCCATCCTTTAGATGGATTGCAGGTCAGCAGCATCTTTGGTGGTAAATTAAATTCTCGTAGTTTAAAACGTATGCGCGATTGCAGTATGTCTATAGCACGTTTGCTAACCTGTGCGCTTTCGTCTACGTAGGCATCTGTCAATTCTAACCCGCCTAATGCATGGAACTCTGCATCTGATGGGTAGGCAAACAAGTCCTTTAATATAATCTCACTACCATTACTGAAGGTAATAATATTGGTTTGATTATTTAGCGTGTAATGCTCATTAGGTGCAATACCTAACATATTAGCTACTTCAAAGAATGTTTTAAGAGTAGTCTTTTTTAGCGTATCAAGTTTACTCCTACCGATTAATCCACGTGTACCTGGATACTTGAACCTGCGACTTATTTGCCAGGCACAACCGATAAAAGATTTTGATCCACCGGCTGCACCACCAAATAGCACCACACGTGCTGGATGTGAGTTACCCAACACGCGCAGTGCTTCATTCTGTTTTGGTAGATACTCAATCATTAAAACAAATCATCCGCACCATTTTCCTGATGTTGGGAAGATGGTTTATCTTCTGATATTTTAAACTCACTCACTTTACCGCTAAGAAACTTTCCGTTCTTACCAATTTTTCCCCATGCTGCCAAGCGTTTTTCTACACCGCCTTGCATGATTTTACCTGTCATGTCAGGTTGTGAGGCATCTGTTTTTTTCTCGTTTTTGAAAAGCACAAACTGCCCTTCTTGCATTGTTTGATAGTTACTCATTGTTGTATGTATTAATTAAAAAGGTGTTGATATTCTTCGTGCATCAGTAACAGCATAGGCTCCTTTGTGTCCTGATCTATTGACTCCAGTAGCTTGAATTGATTTGCCAGTATCGTGTTGCCTTTTAGATTACCGATAAGTACTTCTACCTCGTCATCGTATTCGGCAAGCGCAATGAGCAATTCAGCTACGGTCATAGTTTGTATTCATCTTTTTCCGTTATCAAATATAACTCTTCCAAGATTAAG